ATGCTGGAAATGTGTGCTTTATTAGTTATATTTGCACAAAATGATTTGATAATGATAAAGAAATTGATTCAATATATTAATAAGCTGATAACTCAAAAAAGAGAGAAAATGCTTAAAGAAAAAGAGGAACTTATGCTGTTTGAACGTTATTTAAACAAATTACAGCAAGATGCCAATAACTGTACAAATACTGGCAATAATGCCGAGTATAATTCCAATACGCTCTAATCTTTTTCTTTTGTGTTCTCCCATATATCCACCTGATTTATATTTAAGAACTCCTTTCTCAGTTATCTCCAATATATCAGAATGTGGCTCTATTAATTTTTCAGTAATTAAAAAATCAACAACCTTAGACCATCCTTCAGGCGAATTACTTGCATACATAACATCTTTAGGTAATGTCTTTTTATTATAAAATAAATTCAGTATACTATCTATTTTATAGAGTTCTACCCATTTATTACCATATAAAATCGTTTTATATATATCCTTTATGTCCATAGAGAGATATTAATACTTCTATTTATTCTACTCTTATTACTCCGATGACAAGAGCCACATGGTATATGTGATCTATTGCCAGTTCAAAAGGTTCGTACTCTTTATTATCCGATACGATTGTGACGTGATTTTTGTCTGTTCCCGGCTTAATCCGCTTGATAAGCGGTCCCTGGTCAGTGTCCAGCACATAAACTTTATTCCACTGAAAGAAGAGGTCCTGAAGGTTTAGACGTTTGCAGGCGACAATATCTCCAGAGTTAAATCGCGGGTACATACTACTACCTTTTACTCCTATCAGGAAATCGGCTCCTTTAAAAGTAGGTATGATAAATCTTTCGCATTCGTATTCCATGATCTGTTGATCTTCGGTAAAAGCTCCAGCCATAGCATTAATAGGGATAAGTGGTATACCTTCTTTTGAATCTGTATGATGAGCTACAGGCAATTCTTTTGTGTCTTTATTTTGTGCTGATAAAATCATACTTCCTTTTCCTGTAATTAACCAATTAAGGTTTAACTGAGGATAATTATCCGCAATTTTAGATAGCCATTTACTCTGAATATCTGTCTTATTATTAATAGCTCTTCTTATCATACCATCACTGGCTGATATAGTTTGTTCAAAAGACCTAACGCTAATACCTTGATTCCTAATAAATTCTTCTAATCTTTCAATCATAATCAAAATTTAATTGTGAATTTTATCACGATTTACTTGTTTATTGTGAAAATTATCCTCATATTTGCAATGCGTTTACAAAAATAAAGATGGGCGCAAAGATAATAAATATATCATTATACCCAAGTTAAAACGTTGATATTAACTACTTAAATATAAAAGATTATGGCAGAAATCCTTATGAAACGCGGAGACCGCCGTGAGTTAGCCGCAAAATTAAAAGTAAGTCACGTGACAATTATCAGTGCATTGAAGTTCCGCACTCATAGCAATGTTGCAAACATGATCCGTAAAGCAGCACTGGAAATGGGCGGAGTTCTTCAGGGTGCTAAGAGTTTGAAGGAAGCGACACACGATTCAGAAAAGGAGGATCTATGAAAACTTATAGTACAGATATGTATTGCCAGCGTCTGGCTAACACTTTAGTAGCTTACGGAAAGCCGTTCAGCTACGATGGATATACAATAGAGTTTACCGCTACTCAGCGGTTTGTAGATGGCATACAGAACCTTGATAAGGTGCTGGCTAAGATTAAGTTTACTGTTAAATAACATATTATTAACCATTAATTTTTTGATTATGAAAAAGAGAAAATTTCCACAAGGTGTTGCAAGATTCTTTCATCCTGAAAAGTCTGGTTCTAACGCTAATCCTGAAACTAAATTCCTTGGCACTCACCAGGAAGAGAAAGCACGTGAAAGAAGTTGTATTGTGGTAGTACCTGGTGTTGGTATGAATTCAAGAAGATACAGGAGGAGAGCTGTATGAGGAAGAAAAGAAGAAACCAGCGTCAAGGACTGACGCTGGCTCAGAAAAAGCAGGTTGAGAAGATTGCAATTAAGACTTTTCAGTCTCTTTTACCTTCTTCAAAAGAGGTTCAAGAAATTCTCTTAACGGCTCTTCAACGTTCTCAAGTTGTCTTTTAAATTCATCTAAATAAGATTTATCAATTCTTTTAAGAATGTCTTCTTCTTTTTCAGATGAATTTTTCGAAATGAATGTTGCGAGTTCTTCTCTTAAAACTTTTGCAAGGCTAAGTGCTTCAAAGCTATTGCTTAGAGCATTTGCTGAAACATGTTCAAGCAAATAAAGCGAGTTATTTTTATCCATAAATATAAATGATTGATTAGTACGCTACAAATGTAGCAAAAACCGTCCGGTCTGTGAAGATAGGGCGGACTTTAAAACCCAAAAGATTATGAAAACGAAACACATACTTATAGCAATACTTGCCCTGGAAGTGGCAAACACATTAACAGACGGATTGATGAATGCAGCCGGTATCACATTCCTGTCTTTAGCATTGATTCCGGTTGCAATGAAATTAGACAGAAAGAAATAATAACTCTATACGCAGCAGCGGGACCTGCCGTTCTCAGGATAACGTAATTAGCCACATAGTGATAAATTTTGGTGATCGTAGGATATAAGGTAAAAAGAGCAGGAGGCCGCGTTTCGGGTTCGAATCCCGAAGCTGCACTAACAATAATCATTAATAACAATGGCAGTAATATACAACGATAAGGTTTGCGTATCAGCCTGTAAAATCATTCGTTACGACGAAAAGTACAAGGTTGGCTGCGAATCAGGGTTTATGTCTAAATCTAACTTTGATTGGATGAAAAAGCAAAACCAGATTATCATCGCCCGTCGCAGCACGCCGGGACATTCTGCCTTAGTAGAATTCGATACCATGCGCCCCGATATGAAGAAAAAGTATATAGAAGTATACGGCGATCCGTATGCCGAACTTGCCAGCCGCGACCAGAAGAGCGACCTGGAAGAGGAAATCCGTTACAACAACAGCGCATACAGCTTTTTTCAGACTTACGTGTATGGCGAAAACAATCGCCTGCCGCAGGCTAAGATCAACGAATATACGCTGTCGGTAAACGTGATGGAAGCACTTCTTCGCTTGCGTGATCGCCAGAAGCAAAGCGCTATCGGTGGTAATACCCGTATTAACGTATGGGAGCGTCTGGGCGCCCAGTGCACGGCGTTGCTCGATGTGAAGGATGCCAAGGGAAAGCCGTTGTTCCCGCACAACCTGCCTGCATCGTGGAAGTCGCTGAAGCGTAAGTGCGAGGCGTACGATGCAGCACGTCAGCAGGGAGCAGAACAGGGTTATCTCAGCGTGATACATAAAAATTACGGCAACGATGCCGCATCGAAGCTGAAAGAAGGCAGCGAACGTTCGGAACTTGCCGAATCTTTGGTACGTCAGTTCCTTGGCTTGCACATGAACTGGAACAATGTTCAGATCATGGAAGAATACAACAAGGCTGCTGCACAGTTCGGGCTGGAAGAAATCAAGTCGCCTGCTACCATCGGAGCATACCGTCGCAAGTACGATGTAGTGACCAAGACACGCCGTCGCGGTATAGGAGAATGGAACAGCAACTTGAAGAAGCAGGTACGCCGTACAGCTCCGCTCACTGCTATGACATACTGGGTGTTCGATGGCTGGGATGTAGAACTTCTGTACCAGCGTGAAGAAGTAAAGCGCGTGCGCAAGGGAGGAACTGTAAAAGAAGAACGACGCATTACGTATTACAACCGCAAAACGCTGGTAGTGGTGCTCGATGCCTGCTGCAAGTACCCTATAGGATATGCTATCGGCGACAACGAGTGCGACGCTCTGATCAAGGAAGCTCTTACCAATGCCGTACGCCATGCCAAGGAACTGTTCGGTCAACGCTATATGCCGGTACAGATGCAGTGCGATAACTATCACAAGAAATCGCTGTTCCCGTTCTACGAGGAAATGACAAAGTACCTTACACCTGCCGAAGTCAAGAACGCACAGGCTAAGATCGTGGAGCCTTACTTCAAGTATCTCATTCTGGAATACTTTCAGAAGTTCCCTTCATTCTCAGGTTTCGGTATTGCTTCCGGCAAGGAGATACAGCCTAACACCACATGGCTGAATGAGCACCGCAAGTTCATTCCTACCGAGGCCGAAGCTGTAAAGCGCATACACGAGGTCATGCAGATGGAACGTGCCAAGAAGATAGACGCATACATGCAGGCGTGGAGCAAGACACCCGAAGACCGGAAGATTCCTTTCCCTGACGAACAGTATTTGCTGCTCATGGGGCAGACCAGCGGACGTACCAACAAGCTGGAGTCGCGCGGCATTATTCTCGAACGCAACGGTATGCAGTACTACTACGACAGCCTGGACCGCTCGCTGCTGAATCACCTGGGCACAAGTTGGGTAGTCCGCTACGATCCCGATGATACCAGCCATGTGTTGATAACCAATGCCGGGAAGAAAGGCACAAAGGATGAAGGCAAGGAACTGGGTACACTCCGATACCTGCTCTACGAGAAAGAAGCCGTGCCGATGGCTCTTGTAGACCAGAAGCCGGAACACTTCGAACAGCGCAAGCGCATCAAGGAATTCAACGACGATCTGAAACGGGAAATTGTGGAAACAGCCGAGCATGATGTCGATGTGATACGTGACAATGTATACAGCAGTGCCCTACCGGGACACAACATTCTGGAACGTCTGCTGATAACCGACAGCCGCGGCCAGCACAAGGATAACCGGAACGAGCTGAAGCTGCACGCCGAGGATGCCGAATACGAAGAAGAAACACCGGCATACACACCGCGTCCTGTATACCCCGACGACGAAGACGACTTTGAGTTTGATCCTACTCAGGCAGGGTTTTCAAGATAATTTAAAAACGATTTAATAACACATTAAAAAGATATTGAACTATGGAAGCTAACAAATTAAGAGATTACATCGAAACATTGATTAAACGCGGTTCTTCAGCCGCAGAACTGGCACGCAAGTGCGATATATCCTCAGCTGCTCTATCCCAGTTCCGCGCAGGCAAGTACGGAGCCAAGGAAGACGCTTTGGCAGAAAAGATAGCTGTTGGCCTTAACTTCTACGACAATACGTGGAAGATCGTAGAAACCGTGTCCTCATACAAGCAGGTAAAGCTATATCTGATGGCTGCAAAGAAGAATCACCGCTGGTTCTGTATCAGCAGCCGCAGCGGTAGCGGTAAGACACATTCTCTTATCGACCTGTATAACACCTGCCCCGACAACTCTATCATTTACCTGAAGTGCTGGAAGTGGACGGCGAAGAAGTTTCTTCAGAAGCTGGGCCGTTGCCTGGGTATTACTTTCAGCCGGTATACTGACACCGACGATATGCTACAGCAGATAACATCCAGCATCAACCGTATGGCAGACCGTAACCCGGTACTGGTACTCGACGACTGCGGAAAACTTTCAAACAGCTCCATGGCTTGCCTTATTCCGCTGTACGACGACACGAAGTACCGCATGGGATGCGTACTTGCCGGAACGGAAACACTTCGCCGTACGATCAAGCGAAATGTAGGACGTGTAGACGGATTCGACGAAATAGACGGACGTGTGGTGCGTAACTACATTACACTGCTGGGAGCAACGAAGAAGGACGTACGTGCCATCTGTGCGGCAAACGGGGTGACTGATCCGGACGAACAGGACGAAATATGGGGAAAGATCGACAAGGTAGAAAAACTGCCTACGGAGGATTCCCGCAAATCGGCATGGTTCGTCGACGATCTGAGAGAGCTGGAAGGTATGATCATGGATAAAGTAATTCGCAGACAAGTACAGAATGGAGAAATACAGCTATGAGAAACTGGAGTATAAAAAACATAGAAGAACGCCAGTACGACTTTGTGCCGTTTACTTCACGTTTTGCCGACCTGTTCGGGCGGACGGAAGCTACAGGAAACTGGATAGTGTACGGCAAGTCCGGGCAGGGTAAATCTTCGTTCTGCCTCCAGCTTGCCAAGGAGTTCGACGAACTGGGGAAACGGGTGCTGTTCGTTTCCCTCGAAATGGGCGACAGCTACGACTTTCAGCAGTCACTTGCCAAGGCGGGTATACGTTCTGAGTGCAACCGGATCAAGTTTACCGACGAATGCAATCCGGATGATCTTGCAGACGACCTGAGTAAGCAGCGTAGCCCTGATGTAATAATCATCGACTCTCTGCAATACTTTATCGACTTGTACCGCGTGCGTGCCGCCGACTTCATCAACCTGCGCAAGCGTTTCCCGAAGAAGGTATTCATCTACATATCTCACATGAAGGGAAACGATGTAGACGGCGACACGGCGTACGACTTGAAGAAGGATTCGTTCAAGCGTATTCACATTGAGCATTTCAAGGCGACTTACGTAGGCAGAGGCAACGGAGGTCCAAAGGGTTTCTTCGTGATATGGGATAAAGGCTACCGGCAGTTCTGGCTGGATAACGGACAAAAAATAGAAGAATATGGAAAAGACAACGAAAAGAATGATAACGCCATGGATGATTAGAAGGCTGCACGTGTTGTACGCTAAGCATGGTTTAAGCGAAGATCAGTACCGCAGTCTTATCAGTGAACTGACAGACGGACGTACAGACACAACCAAGGAGCTGACATACTCCGAAGCACAGTATCTGGCAGGATATATCACTGGTGCAAATGTCCGGCTTCATACTACCGCCGACGACATGGCAGAACGGTCACTCAGGTTTCAGCGCAGCGCAGTGCTGAAACGCTTGCAGAAAATAGGAATAGATACAACCGACTGGCGCACGGTGAACCAGTATCTGTGCAGCCCTCGCATAGCCGGGAAACCTCTTTACCAGCTCGACAGCGACGAACTGTCGGATCTGATACCAAAGCTTGAATCAATCCTTAAAAAACAGCAGCATGGCAAATAAACGATACGACATCAACGATGAACGGATAGCTCGCATAGACAGCATCCTTTCCCGCCTCCCTAAGTTGGAGAAACGCATCGACGAAATTAACGCTGCACTCTTTGCCGGAAACATTACTTCGGCAGCTTTTATAAAGCTCACTCAGGAGCGCAGCGTGCTGGTGAAGCAATACGACGATCTGGAACGTGAAGCGGCGGAAACCTACCGCATAATAGACCAGAAAAGTAGAGGTAAGATAACGATAGTAAGTACTAATATAGAATAACATGAGAAAGAAGTATAGAGTATGGAGAGTGGTAATAAGAGTTTTCGATCACTCCATGGCAATACGTGTTCTGCATGACACGGACAACCTTCAGGACATAAGAGAGTACTACCAGAGAGTATACCGCAACAAACAGCCGATACGGCTTTACTATACCGAGTTTTAATAACCTTTTAAAAACATTGTAATTATGATTGATTTAACCAATTTGAGCGCAGCTCAGAAAGCTGCATTGAAAGCACAGCTGGAAGCTGAAGAAAAAGCAGAAAAAGAACGTGTACAGAACGAGCGTGAGGCATATAAGAGCCTTGTAGACCAGACAGTAGAAAACAACGTGAAGAAGCTGTCTAAGCTATCCTGCGAAATGGAACGCATCAAGCAGGAAGTGTTTGCCGAATTTGCTACGCTTATCAAGACCAAGGATGAACTTTTTAAAACTAAGGCAGATCGTCAGAGCGATACCTTTACTACCGCCGATGGTACCATGTCTATTACGCTGGGGAACCGTGTAAATGAAGGTTGGGATGACACAGTAGAAGCAGGTATCGAAAAGGTGAAAGATTACCTGAAGACACTGGCTAAGGACGACAACAGCGCTGAACTCGTTCAAGTGGTCATGGGTTTGCTTGCCAAGGATCGCAAGGGAGCCTTGAAAGCAAACAAGGTGCTGGAGCTGGAAAGACTTGCGGTAAGCAGCCAGAATGCCGATTTTATCGACGGTATCAATATCATCAAGGCTGCATATCGCCCTATCCCTACCTGCCAGTTTATTCAGGTTGAGCTGAAGGATGAAGAAGGTAAGTCACGTAAGTTGCCGTTGTCTTTGTCTGCGATGTAACATGTTAAATATTCCCGCTTCGGCGGGAATTTAATGATATAGATTATGATTAACGACATGAAGCCGGGGGAAGTCCGTACGCTGGTAGACGGAACCCCGATAAAATTCATTAACGTGCCAAACATAGCCAGCCTCGATAATCCTTGCTATGGCTGTGCATTCGAGTACGAGCCTTGCTCTGAAAGACGTATCTTACTTGGTGCATGTGACGGATTAGACCGTGACGACGGACAGTTCGGAATTTTTGTAAAACTCAAGAAAGATGGATAATCAGCAGGAACTATTTAAGCCTCGCAGGGTGGCTGCACGAATCCATTACAGCATGATCAATCAGGTTATGTATCTGTGGGTAAAATGGAACCACCCCTGCGACTTGAACGTACAGCATTCGCGCGATCGTGAATGGCTGGGTGTCTGTTTCAATGTAGAGAACAACGACACAATAGATATGATGAATGATTTAAAGAATAGTTTAAAAATTGCTATTATTGATTTATGACAGATACAAAAATGATTATAGTTCCATTTGAAATAGGACTTGCTAAGAAAATTATTAATAAAGAGATAGAAGGTAGAATCTATGATACTTATTATAAGTGTCCTGCAAGGATTGTAGACTTTAATTTTCAGACAACTCAAGGTAAATTTAATGTTGTTATTTCTGAAATTGGAGAAAGTAAAGAAAGGTTTGCATTATGTAATGATGATGGAATTATCTATTTAGATAGAGAGGGTAAATTTGATGAAAAACCTGTATTTAAGCTTGAAATTCCAGAATACGTGACATTCAAGGAAGGCGATGTACTATCATACGATAGCGGAACATTTATTTTAAAAAGAATTGATGATAAAGATAGCATTGAATATTATGCTAATTTTTATGGCTTAGATGTTGCATTTGATTCTGCTTGTTTAATGGGAAATATAGTGAGTCAGCTTAGGCTTGCCACTGAAGAGGAAAAACAAGAACTAATTGACGAATTAAATAAGAGCGAAAATCCTAAAGCAAAAGAATGCCTGAAAAAGTTAGGTATTGAACAGAAGCTAGAATGCAAGTTCAAACCTAAAGATTGGATATTATGCAGGTGCGGGAAAAATGATGAATGGATTTTGTGCCAATTTTCTCATATCCATAAAGGCAAAAAAGAATACGTCTCAGTAAATGGTCTATTTTGGTATATAGCTATACCTTACAACGAACAGACAGCGCATTTATTAGGGACAAATAAAGACTGGGAGGAATAATTATGAACGCAAACGATCAAGAAAAGATTTGTAAGGCTGGTTTTGTAATAATCAGATCAGACGATACTACTAAGCCGTCTATTAAGTGCAAGAAAAAAGATCATCCAAGAAGTTGGAAAACACTTAGGAATGATTTTAGGTCAAAGGCTCAAAGAGATCTATATATGAGAGATCTTCTTTTACTGGATGATTACATCGAAGACTGATTATCCACTATCCCGGTGCGGCCTGACCACCTATCCGGGAACAAATTTCGGGATATTCCGAAAAAAATCGGGCAAGCGTGCTTGGATAATAAAAAAGAATTTGCATATTTGCGGTGCTCAAAGTTTATAACATATCAAACAGGATAGCTAGTTCTGTCCGATTGCGCCGCATCCGGGCATTTTTTATGCCTGTATGCAAACCGTCTATAATACGGCGGCATCTGCACCCGTGCATGCGTTGTAATTGCGTATGCGAGTCCTGTTTGATAGACTTTGAGCGACGTGGTTAAGCGGATGCCGTTCTTTTTTACTATCCGCACAAATGCTCATTTAAATATCAAACAATTATGGTAAAACAAAACGAAATGCAGGATGCGCACCTGCAACTGTCGAAGTCCTCAACCGAGGAACAGCTGAAACAATACTTCATGGGTATTGTAGAATTAAACAAGTCAAGTGAAGAATTTCCTATCAACCTTGATGACATCTGGCCGATTGGGTACACCCGAAGAGACAATGCTATTCGTGATTTGAAGAATGGTTTTTATGAGGGTGAAGACTATGTAATTAAAGATTTATCGCAAGTGCCTGATTATCAATTTTTACTCAAAATTGAGGAAAACCCCAACAATTCGCAAGTATCTGATAATCAAAGATTACTCAAATTTGAGGAAAACTCTAAAGGAGGTAGGCCTAAATCTTACTACTTCCTTTCCGTATCTTGTGCAGAATACTTAATCGTCCGCAAGTGCCGTCCGGCGTTCGAAGTCTACCGCCGCGTATTCCACAAGGTAGTAAACGGTGGAGTCAATCTTTTGGGAATGGGGAAATACTACACCATACACGAATACTGCCAGATGTTCGGCAAGTCAAACAACAGCTTCTACGGACTTATAGCCAGCTACCGCGACGAATTTGCCATGATAGGCAGCATGTGGTATATATCGAAGTCGCTCTGCAAAATGCTGGAAATGCGGAACAATGCAGAACGCATCCGCCTTTCCATCCGCGAAAAGACAAAGAAACGCCAGTTGGAACTTGAATTTATAGAAGATGAAAGGTGATTTTGATACGAAAAAATGGCTGGAGTATATCAGGCACAACGATAAATGTGATATCATAGATGCGCTTGACAATGTGCTGTTTTCCGCCACAATTCATTACATGGAACCGTGTAACGGATGTCCTTCCGATGACAATGTAAACGACGTATTGTGTGTTCGTGACCTGCTGAACACTTTGAAAGAATGTACACGACAGCAATTTGACTAACAATAAATCCCCGGCACTCACTGTTGAATGTCGGGGATTTTTGTTTTATAGCTTTCCCAGGAAATGACATATAGCTTTATGCTGTCTCTTATAAAAATGAAGTTCTGCAAGTCGCTAATTTGGTTAAGTCCTGACAATTACGTATTTTTGTACAAAACCAATGCAGCAGCCAACTTGCATAACTCTAAAAATTTTTAAGCCATGGGACGCAGCAGCCAACTTATAGCAGAACGTAACCGCCGGATAGCAGACACCTATTTTGAACTGGAACCGGTTCTTCGTAATTACTCCGACGTTGTTAAGGCACTTTCACAAGCTTTTTTCCTCTCGGAATACCGTATTCAGGCAATTATCCGCCAGCTTGTCAAGGCAGGAGAATTCAAGCCTTCAGGCGAAGCGAAAAAGCACGTACGTAAGCGCATATCTCCACAGCACATTCAGCTGAGCCTTCAGCTTTCATTTTAACGCAGGTGTAATGCGGATGGCTACCGGCTGCTGTACTTTCTGCTCTTCCAGGCTGATATATTCCGTTACGGCTATAGTATAAGTCGATTCGTACACCTTAATACCGTGGTTGGCTGTATAAAAACGGCTGTTGGTACGTATCAGTTCGCCTTCTTCGGTAATGCGCCTGCCCTGTAACAGCACATGAAGGCGCTTCCGCAGATCATCCCTTTCCTTTATCTTGTCTACTGTGCCGCTGCGATAGTGCGTATCGTCGTAGCAGTCTATGATCAGCCTTACCCTTACGGTACATGTACCAGTCTGATCTTTGCCTTTTACGTTGCTCCATGTCGTATCGGGCGCGTCTATCAGCACAGCAGGGAAAGTCAGTGGATAGCTTTCTCGCGTGGTTTCGTCTATCATTTCCAGCTGTCCGTAGTCTTCGTCTACAGTTTTCATTTCCGGCATGTTCTCACCTACCAGATTAACGAGTTGCATTAAAATATGTTCCATAGTTTTTGATAAATAGTTGCATTTCTCTTTCGATTATCTTGCGAATTTCTTTCTCCATATTTGCGTCAGGCCCGAAGAAGTGGCGGCGCGGCATACGTATAACAGAGCCTTCACGCTTTAGCGCCATGTTTCTCCAGAACATTGCTTCACGTGTCAGAGCTTCGTTTCCCTTTGTCTTTCTCAGTCCGCCTCTTTTCTTGACAAGGCGTGCGCCTTTGGCTGCTGCATATCTATACCAGAAGTAGCGCTTCATCTTGGCGGTTACTTTGATGGTTCCGCCTTCGTTGTGTATCTGTGCGTAGTCTATCTGATTGCGTATGTATACCTTTCCCGGTTCCGGTTTAAAATAAGTAGAGTCGCGCAGGTGATTGGTACCCGATAGCAGCGTCTTATAGCTTGCCTGAGTGCCTTTAAAGCTCAGCTTACGGCGATAAGGTTCTTGCCATTTCCTGCCGTTAAAAGCACTGTCTGTAAAGCGTTGCTTGGTCATCGATACGGCTTTTGTTCCTACCTTGACCGGTAGCGTGCGGGTATAGAGTCTATTCAGTCCGGCTACGGCTCTTTTCACTTGTTCTTCTATGTTGGGTGAACTCATTTCTTATTAACTTTAGCAATTAATCTTTCAATCATACCTCTTGTTAAAGGTCCCATCTTGTCCCTGTCAGGCCCCATATACATAGAGAAGGCTTCAGCAAAATATTCATGTTCTTCAGTAGATGCATAATATCCCATTTCACTCACTTCGTTTCTTCCGTCTCTTGTAACTCCAGCCTTTGCGAATGTATCTATAGCATCCATTTTCATATGATACTGACTTAATAATTTATGCCCTAACTCGTGATCTACTACAGCTCTTACTACGTCTTTTTCGCTTGAGATAATATCATACTTCATTCCTCTTGTTTGCCATTGCTCTAATTTTTCCCAAATCTTTTTAGGATTATTCAGCTGGCTTAAATTGAAATTGATGCTATTATCTGATTCATCCCATGAAGCTAATGCCTTCCTACTTTGTGGTGCTCCTATCTCTGAAAATGAAGGTATATTGAATTCTTTCATTCTCAAATTAAGCTGATTCAGTATTTTCTGGAATGTTTCTTCTTCTGACTTCTTAGGAGTAATTGTTACTTTTTTTGCTATATTGTTATCCGAGATAAACTGTTTGTAGTCAAACTTTATTTTTTGAGAAACAGCTTTTTTTACAGCCTTGTCTGCTCCGGGGTAAGCCTCTGCATAATACGGATGCGAATCGCTGAACAGCTTGCCGTCGTCGGCAGGATTGTTATCCAGTCCGGGGACGGGAGGAACAGGCTGAAAGTTTCCTACGGCTCCTGTAGTCTGAGGTTCGTCGGTAGCCTGAAGGGAACACTTGCAGTTCCATCGGTCGCCAGGACGATGACTGAGCCAGAACGGGTGACCAACTGGCAGAGTCAGCTTTGCCTCCCAGTACTGCTTATGCGCTATGTCCGGTTCGGGCGACGTGGTAGGCATCCATCGCAGGTTAGGCAGTACGTCCTGATAGGCTTCAAAGTGTTTCCAGTCTGCCGCTTGATGGGCGCGAAGTACGGCTGTGTCGTATTCCGTGCGAAGCCAGCGCACGACGTAATGATCTGTAATGTTCTGCACATCGTTCAGCCATACGTCGAAAGGTTTTAGTTTCCCGTCGTTGTCGATAAGCTGGGCTGCAAGGTCGTTCTGCATACGGTGAGTACGGAAGGCGGAGAATACTTCGTTATTTGTGCGGATCTGCTCAAGGAACAGTTCATCGCCTGTAGGATAATCGGATGCAGACAGACCTTCGGCAGCGGCTTCATTGAATATGCGAAGCGTTTCTTCGAATGCGTCACGCTGTATGTCGTCGCGAACGTTCAGACCGTCGTATATCTCACGCAGCATCTTGGTGAGAACTTCCTTGCTGAAGTCGATACCCTGTTCCAGCTCGTTGTGAAAACCTCCGCACACGCTGCATCGTTCACCGTAGATATTATCCATTAAAACGGCAAAGCCCCGTTTTTCTTTTTCGGGGCTACTCCGAAAAAATCGTATACCCAGTTACGGAAGTCATCGCGGGCGCGTTCGTACCATGCTTTCGACTGGTTATCCATATTCAACCGGCGGTTGGCTTTTCTCGCAGGTTCTGTATTGTTCTTGCTCTCTATCTGGTTAGCCATTTCCTGTTGCAGCTTGCGGTTTGCCTCTTCCTGTGCTTTTATTTCAGCTTTCTGAGCTTCGTAGTCTTCCGGCTTGTCGATAAGAAGTACTTCATAGATGTAGTCGTCAGACACGGGCACACCCATAGCCTTGACCTTCTGTATCACGTCTACCTGCTGGTTAGGATTCAGTCCGCGGTTTTTCACATAGACAAATTCTCCGCCTTCGGTATTAACGTCCAGTGCATTGAATATGTCTGTCATATCATAATTCAGCACGTCCAGAATAAAGTCGCGGTCGTCCGCCTTCAGCATGTCTTCTTCTTCCTGATGTACGGTTCCCAGCGCTTGTGTGCCGGTGCTCTTGGCATCGGTGGTTAGGGTGTTACCCAGCACGCGGACTGACATCTCCGTATTGCAGGCATCTTTGAAACGCTCGTACAGGTCTACCGTACCGCTCTTGTTGGCACTTTCTATCAGGTTCAGGCTGCTTTCCTTTGGATGGATGTACACGGCGTTTGCTCCTTGTCGGCGTGCGTCCTGAATCAGACGGCTTCGGGCTTCTTCATCGCCAGCATCATAGGTGTATTCACGTATCGGCATACCGAATATCTCGCAGAACTGTTTCCAGTTGCCGAAGTTGCTTCTCTTGTATAGCACCATCGGAAGAAGTTCTGCCAGCATTCCCAGGTCGCGCGGGTTGTCGCCCACAAACAGCATGTTCTCAAACGCATCTACGGGTATACCTTCTGTGTCGCTCTGATACTTTAGGATAACACGGCGTACAGGATCATAGTGCTTGTATGGCACATGGTAATAGTTGATATATCCGTCGTCACCACGGTAAAACTGAAACAGGCTGTAGCCCCAGAACTTCGACATTAGCACTTCCTTGACAAACTTGCGGAACCATGGCGAACGAATTTCCTTATTCACATTCTCATCCGGCTTTCCATTACGTCTGAACTCTATAGGAATACGGCTTACACCGACTTTCCGCTTTTCGATAATACCACCCAGATGAAGGTCGAGCAATGCCGATTCGTACATGTCGTACAAGCGTGCGCGGTTGTAGAAGTCTATTGCTTTTGCAGCATTCAGCGCACTGATGTAAGAAGACATGTCGAAGTAGAACAGCTCCGGCATCTGTAGGATCACGTCCGGTTCTACACGGGCGTAAGGTCCCGAAGCATATACGGGTTTTATCTGAGTATATCCGCCTTCTGTTATGCGGCGTTTTTTCTTTGGTCTTGCCATATTTAAAACAGTTTTAAATGTTGATTAAAAGTAAGAATTCCACGGCTCGTTGCTGGCTATCTGCCAGGGGCTGTTGTCGGTCTGTGTTTCGGCAGGAAGTTCGGGAAGTCCTTCTATGTTGGCTTTAAAGTCGTGCACATCGCGCAGGAACTGCATTGCATCGTCGTATCGTTCCTTGCGTATGTCTGACATCTTGTAAGGGTTGTGCTGGCAGAATATCTCGTACACGGCAATGTCAAGGCAGATTTTCAAAATGAGAACGTTTCGTTCTTCGCCTTGTGCGGAAAAGATGGCATCGCAGTCGTATCGGCTGTTCAGCAGGCTGCGTACCGTAGCTATAGCACGGTTCTCGCATACTTCGATAACAGCACTGCTACCAGATTCTTCACGCAACAGGCTGTCCAGGATGTCACGGTGTATCGTAGCATCGTAGTCGGTAAGTTCTATAAAGTTGTTCATAAGCAATTAAATTCATTTTCAAGCTTACTTATTTTTTTGTCTAAAGAGTTAAGATAATTTCTGAAAAATTCATCTCCAAAAATATCATTTTTTAAAGTGACATCTTGATGGGATGAATTATAATGAAATATTAATCCACCACCATATTCAATTCCTGAATCAATTAATTCTTTGCGATGTTTTTTGAGTTCATTAATTTCCTCATTAAGAGATATTGCTTTTAGAAATTTTTCTCTATCCATAATTACCATCTATAAGGGTTACTGTCTTTGAACTCGCTGTAGCCGATGGTTACACCGGGATCGAGTTCCTTTATTTTCTCATTGATTATATTGAAGCATCCTTCTATACAGTCGGGACCATCGGCGGGATAAGGCAGTGTAAGTTCGAACAGGCTGAACTGTTCTCGCAGTTCCTTCATGTGCGGGTTATCCTTTTCTTCTTCATTGAACACCCACATCCCGTTCCGGTCGATAGGCTCCAGGTTGGCTTCTATTCGCGTGGCCTTATCCATTTTGCTGCGTCCGTCACCCTTTATGAATAGATTATCCTTGCGCTGCTCGTTCTGCTCACGTATCAGAGGTTTGAATACCTGCTCAAAGAAAGGATCTTGCAGGGTGTTGTTTTCCTGATAGCAATACACCGTGCACTGGCTTCCGATGTACTTACGGAGCTGGTAGAACCAGTCGATGTACTCCGCATTGGTGACACGCCCGACAAAACCTTTTATAATGTAGTAGGTACTTCGTATCTTTCCGCACGCCCATACGGCTTTAGTGGAACTTGCTTTGTTTTTGCTGTTGCTGTAGGCAGGGTCGCCGTAGATTACCACAAACTTGAACTTCTTCAGCGGAGGTACTTTCCCGTAGGGCAGGTTATGAAAGATGTTTCCTTCTGTCACGGGGTTGTTCATATACTCACCTTCGTATGCCGCCTTACTGATACTCTTACGGATGCGTTCGATGGCTTCTTGTGTGTTCTTTTCTGGCCAGTTGCTTTTCCCGTTCTTGTCTACCAGATTTACTACATCCCAGTGATCGGCCATGGCACCGGCTCGTGCTACGCAGGTGTCTTTTGCTATGATGTTTCCGCAGAAAATAACCAGTGTTTTTTCGGACACTGAACGCGTAGGGTAAAGAGCTTTTTCCCACCATTTCCACTTCTTGTTCAGCGTATCGGGATTACGGCAGTCTACGTCGGTGTCGAAGTCATCCACCAGCAACACATCCGGACGCGCCGCACCGTTACGTGTACCACGTGGAGCGTTACCCGCACCCACGCCAGTAAACGCACATCCGCACTTGCAGACAAATTCCGTGTCGGTCCACTGTCCTATGACAGGCTGGTCTCCATAGAATGCCTTGATGCGTCCGTTTGATTCAAAGTTTGCCTTATACGGACGCAGCAGCTTTTCCGCACTGGTTTCAGTAGCACTTGCCAGGATGACGTTTTTCTTTCGTCCGGTAAGTGCCAGATACATCACGCAGAACATTACGATAGTACTCTTTGCGCTTTCACGGCTCCAGCTCAGCACTTCGAACCATTCGTCGTGCTCCAGTATACGCTTGATGGCTTTAATCTGGAATTTTGCAAAGGGGTACTTGGCGTACATGGGAAAGAAATACTGGATCCATTCCACGGGGTGAGCCTCCAGATATATTTTCTTCTTGGTTTTCTCCGCTTCCGTCATGTTTACCTCTACGGGCGTGGCACATTGAATGTCTCGGAGGTATTCTTCCCATTCTTTCAGCTTCTGTTTTTCTTCGTAGGTAGCCATATTACTTGATCTGTTCTTTCAGGAACACGTCCCATAGTTTAACATACTCCTTTGCCTTATCCAGGTCGATGCGTCGAAGAAATTCGCCAAAGCGCATCCCGACACTGATAATGTCGCTGATACCGACATCTGTTTCCATGTTTTTAATTGCCGCGGCCAGCTTGACCATTACGTCTGCTTCCTTCGTATCAGGGTGACGCTTGGAAGGCTCTCTCTCAAGGATTGCAGAGTTCATGTTGTTAAGCTGCTGATACATTCTGCTCAGTATCGCTTCGCGGGTTACAGTCATTCCGGCTTTCAGATTATCCCAGTTCCCGGCCTTAGCCCAACGACTGATCGTCTGACGCTGTGCTCCCACTTTCTGCGCTATCTCTTCGTAGGTATAGTTTCCGAGCAGGTAAATTTCTCGAGCCAGCATCTTCTTTTGCTCACTTCTAAGGTCTGCCATATCTCATATCAATTTATTACAGAGCAAATTTCAGATTATAAGGTGAAGCGGGAAAACTGCGTTTGCATCATGCCGTATTACCGTTGCACGGTGAAAATCACTTTTCATCACCTTGTGCACTTTTCTGAATTTTGCAACAGAGAAATTGACGGATATGAAAAAAGTTTTTGCAAATGAAATACCCGGTAATGGGACAGTTAGCGTATTGATGTACGGAAATGTTGGCAACGGCGAAAAGGTAGACAGCGAGCGCGTTGTCACGGAGCTTATGGAGTTGGCTGCTGCATACGGCAAGATAGACGTTCACATACATTCCAAGGGTGGCGATGTCTTCAGTGGCATTGCCATCTACAATGCGCTGCGAACCGTTAAGGCGGATATTACAATATACATCGACGGGCTGGCGGCCAGCATAGCCGGCATTATTGCTCTATGCGGAAAGCCTCTATATATGAACAAGTATGCACGGATCATGCTGCATCGTGTATCGGGCGGAAGTTACGGTACGGCCGACGAACTACGCAAGGCTGCTGATATAGCAGAGGAACTTGAGAATGATCTGGCAAACATGATTGCAACCCGCTGCAAGATGAATCCGGAAGATGTAAAGGCTAAGTACTTCGACGGGCAAGAACACTGGATATCGGCTCAGGAAGCTCTTTCCATGGGAATGATAGACGGCATAATAGATACAGGGGAAAGCCTGTCGGAAAACGCGACCAACACGGAAGTATATAACTATTTTATGAACCGGCTCAACCTAGAGCCACAAAAAAAAAGAGATATGGATTTTATCAATGAACTGAAGAAACGTCCTTCGTTCGCGAACCTGGCAAACGAAGATGACATGTTGCGACACATCACCACGATGGAAAATCAGGCGGCAAAGGTACCGGCTCTCGAAGCTAAGGTAACAGAACTTACTAACCAGATTGCCGAAAGCAAAAAAACAGCACACCAGGCATTCCTGAATCAGGCTGTAGCAGAAGGAAAGATCACAAAAGAGCAGGTTCCTACCTTCCTTAACCTTATGCTGGCAGACGAAACCAATACCCGCAAGTGTATTGAAGAAATGCCGAAAAAAGGTACTGTAAAAGTAGAAGACATTCTTCAGCTTGACGGATCTGTTAAAAAGGATCTGGAAAACATGAGCTGGGACGAGATCGACAAGGCGGAAAGACTGGCAGAACTGAAGAACCAGTACCCGGAACTGTACAAAAAGAAGTTTAACGAAAAATTTGGCGAATAACATGGCTATACAAAAAGAACTTTGGCAGAGCACGATCATAGAAGGTCTGTTTGCCGACAACTCATTTATGAGTAAAGCAGTTAACGACGATACTTATGTAAATCAGGGAAAGAAAGTGCACATTCCTAACGCTGGCGCACCAAGTAAGGTAGAGATTGACCGTTCATCGGTACCGGCTACAGCTAAGAAGCGTACAGACGTAGATGTAGAATATACATTGAATGAGCTGACTACCGATCCTATCTACATTCCTCATGCAGATACTGTAGAACTCAGCTACAACAAGCGTAACAGCGTAATCAGTCAGGATCGTGCTCAGTTGATCGAAAAGGCAGCTGAACAGATGCTATACAACTGGTCGCCTGACAGTGATCACTTTGTGCGGACATCCGGTACAAAAACGGTTGAAGCTTATACGGAATCGGCTACCGGAAACAGAAAAACACTTGTGAAAGCCGATGTGCTGAAACTGATGACCAAGTTCAATGCCGACAATATTCCACAGCAAGGACGTTATCTGCTGCTCGACGCATATATGTATGCACAGCTGCTTGACGACTTGACCGAAGGCGACCAGCGTGCGTTCTTTGCATCTGCTGATGCGCAGAGAGGTATTCTGGGACAGCTGTTCTCATTCAATGTAATGCAACGTTCTCAGGTGCTGAGATACGCTACAGGTGGTACTTTGACAAAGTGGAATGTTTCTGGTGCTGCAACTGATAACGCAGCCGGTCTGGCATGGTACGAAGGCTCTCTTTCTCGCGCACTGGGAGAAGTTAAGATGTTCGACAGCATGGATAACCCGCTGTACTATGGTGATATCTATTCGTTCCTGGTTCGTGTAGGTGGTACTATCCGACGTAACGACAAGAAAGGCGTATACGCTCTGGTACAGGATGCCGCTGTTTAATTGGAGGATTGCTTATGGCTTTACCTAAAATATCAATCAAATTCTTAAACGGCCAGCTGGGTACAGTATCAGAAAGTCAGGACGGGCTGCTGGCACTGGTATGCGGTGCAACTGCTGTATCGGAAACATTCAAGCTCAATACCGCCTATACTATTCGCCGATTGCTGGGCCTTACTGATCTGGGAGTAACGCAGGAAAATAATGCCGGGCTGTACAAGATGGTACAGGAATTCTATCAGGAGGCAGAAGAAGGTACACCGGTGGTAATATATGGAGTTGCAAAGACTACAAAGATGACAGATCTTTGCGACAAGGATAGCGGCGCTTTGCGTGGATTGCTTCAGATCCAGAAAGGTGCACTTCGCGGGTTGGTTATTGCACGCGATCCGGACAGCGAAGAAGTAGTTGCTACTGAAGGACTTGATCCGGATGTCTTTACAGCGCTTACTAAGGCACAGGCTTTGGCCGAATGGGCCACTACCGATCTGTATGCACCGATCTTTATTGCGCTGGAAGGAAGAAGCTATAAAGACGCTTCTTCGCTGAAAGACCTGAAAGATGGTGAAGATAACCGCGTATGTATCGTTATCGGCGACACGGTTAAAGACAGCAAGGGTGCTGCTATGGGACTCTTTGTCGGGCGTGTGGCTATGGCTCCAGTACAGCGTAATATCGGCCGTGTGCGCGACGGTTCTCTTTATCCGGATGTGATGTATCTGGGAAGCAAAACTGTAGAAGACAGCATGGACGATATTGCTACTATCTACGACAAGGGATATATTACTCCGCGTACGTATGTAGGGCGTTCCGGCTACTTCTATACAGACGACCGTTTGTGCGTTAAAGATACCGACGACTATGCGCATCTGGCAAATCGCCGCGTGATTGACAAGGCGTACCGTATTGCATACAATACGATTCTTGATTATATGCTCGATGAAGTATACGTCAATCAGGACGGAACGATGCAGACCGGAGTCTTGAAGAGCTGGCAGTCTACCGTAGAAAGTGCTATCAATGCACAGATGACGGCAAACGGGGAACTGAGTGCAGATACATCTGCCGGGGAAAGCGGGGCAACCTGCTACATTGATCCGACGCAGAACGTGCTGGCAACATCTACCATCAACATGACATTGAAAGTCCGTCCTTACGGATATGCACGCAATGTAGTGGTAGAACTTGGATTTGACGTACAAACTAACGCATAACGGATATGGAAGTTTTTAACAGCAAAGAATATGAGTGGAGCGACATTACGGCCGTAGTGGCCGGTCGCCCCGTTACAAAAATAAGGGCTATATCCTATACCAAAAAACAGGAAAAGGAAGCCCTGTACGCTAAGGGTAACAAGCCTCACAGCATACAGCGAGGTAACAAGAGCTATGAAGGCTCTATAACCTTATTGCAGAGTGAACTGGAAGCGCTGGAAACCGCAGCCGGTGGTGATGCACTGGATGTGCAGACTGACATTCTGGTATCTTACGGGAATCCGAGTAAAGGAGACGTAATTGTTACCGACCTGATCAGGGGCTTCGAGATTACGGAGATACCTAAAGGTATGAATCAGGGTGACAAGTTCTCCGAACATGAGTTACCCGGTATCGCAATGGATATCATTAACGGATATGTATAATTAAAAATTGATTAAACGATGTTTAAATACACAGAAGAACAGATTAAGGCATGGAAAGAAAAGTGGGGAGAAAATAACGTGTTTGTCGCAACAGTAGACGACAAATGCTGTGTACTTCACAAGCCGCGCCGTCAGGATTATTCCTACGCGATGGTTGCAAGCAACGGAGGTAAAGATCCGGTGAAATTACAGGAAGCTTTATTGAACGGATGCTGGATAGACGGCGATAATGAAATTAAGACGGAAGATTCTTATTTCTTCGCTGTATCGGCACAGATTGAAGGAATGAGCGAAGTCAAACAGGCAGAGCTAAAAAAATTGTAGAGGACGCGGACGGAACTTATCGGGCGAACTGGGTAGGATATTACAACACCATGTTGCGGTATTACCTGCACATTGATCCTGACAAGTTGAGCGATGAAGAATGGGCGCAGACTATAGCCCAGCTGGCAGATATACGTAAGAACGAAGCAAAAGCAAACAAGTGACATGAATATACTTCAATTTTTAATTGACATACGCAGCAAGGACAACGGTGTTCTTTCGCAGGTTACTCGCTTGCAGGACCGTCTGGATGATGCGGACCGTTCGGCTAACCGCTTGTCGTCTACGATAGGTGGAAAGTTGCGGACGGCAATCATGTCACTTCCTGGAGCAGAATTTTTTACTAACCCTATCGTAGCACTGACTGCAGGTATAGGTGTCGTATCGAAGCTGGGAATGGATGCTGACCGTACAGCTGTATCGTTTGAGGTAATGCTAGGATCTCAGCAGAAAGCGGCAGACATGCTGAACCAGATGAACCGATATGCTGCTGATTCTCCTTATTCACGCCTTGGAGTACAGGAAGCTGCACAGACTATGCTTGGCTTTGGCGTTGAACAGCAGAAAGTAATACCTTCGTTAAAGATGCTGGGAGATATCGCAATGGGTAATTCTGAACGATTCAAAGGACTGGCTTTGGTATTTTCTCAAGTAGCTGCTGCCGGAAAGTTACAAGGGCAGGACTTGTTACAGCTTATCGGTAATGGATATAATCCATTGAACGATATTTCCCGATTGACCGGCAAATCCATGTCGGAGCTGAAGGATGAAATGAGCAAGGGTAATATAAGCTTTGACCTGATGGTACAAGCCATGCAGGCGGCTACCAGTCAGGGAGGAAAATTCTATGGAATGGTAGATCGCATTGCTCAGACACCTTTCGGACGCTTTGGCCAACTTGGAGACCAGTTCAAAGATACAATGCTGAGCCTTTATAAAGTAATAGAGCCGCTGCTTATTCCTGCATTCGATTTGCTCAGTAGTATAATGACACATTCATTACCTGTAATTGAAGGAATGAAGAAAGGTGTCCGCTGGCTGATTGATAATTTTAAGACGATGGCTCCTTATATCTATACAGCCGCAGCTGCATGGGCCGGATATAATACCTACATGTTTGTGAGTACAACGATCCTTAAAGGCTGGACGGTAGCGCAATGGGCGCAGGTAACTGCAATGATTGCCGCCGAAAAAGTGCAGTGGCTGCTGAATGTAGCCATGTCGGCAAATCCGATAGGTCTTGTTATAGCCGCTGTCGCAGCTCTTACAGCCGGTGTGGTATACTGCTGGAACAAGTTTGCCGGATTCCGTGCCGTCGTACTTACAGTGTGGGACACTATTACAGGCTTTGGAAAAGCAATCAAGGATGCTGTAGTAGACCGCTTTTGGGAGATAGTGGACGGTATAGGGGCTGTCGGCAAGGCGATGGTATCTCTTATTAAGGGAGATTTTGAAGGTGCCTGGCAGCAGGCTCAGACGGGAGCCAAAAAACTTGTCGGAGTAGAATCGGCTCAGAGATTTGTCGGGAGCGCTTCGGCTGTAGTCAATAAGACAGGAACGCTATACCAGCAGCATCTGTCGCGTGAAACGGCAAAGCAGAAGGCAAAGGATGCAGCGATAGGCGATTCGAAAGCCGTTGCCGGTACAACAACTGGTAATGTGCCTTTTGGAACCAGTACTCAGACGGACGCATCGGGCAAAGCAAACGAGATTACTACCGGAGGAACCCGTAATACGCAGATAACAGTTAATATAACTAAGTTTTTCGACTACTTGAACGTAACGATGATGGATAAGGCTGATACGGCAGAGATTCAGCGTGTTGTCCTGGAGTGTATGAACCGTAGTCTTGAAACAGCAATGTCGGCAGCAAGATGAGTGTAAGTAAATTTATATTGGGTAATATAGCGGCTCGCACTGTAGGACTGAAAGTACCTCCGTACTGGCTTTTCAAGCATCCTGTAGTCGGACAGGAAGATTCAGGGGAATACACCGACCTGATGAAGCTGGACGATGCAGAGCTGGAAGATATGGTTCGGACAAACGCCCTTGGAGTAGCGATGCGCTTTCCGCTGGAAGTGCAGCCAGAAGGCGGGGAATGGTGGCTTCTCCCGGTCGAGCCTCTTATTACCATTACGGGGAAAAACATTATTGTAAGGCGTCAGGTATCTAAGGGCAAAATTCGAGGAAGCATAAAGGAACGCTGGACTCAGGACGACTATCAGATTAAGATAGAAGGTGCTCTTATCAATCTTACACAGAATGATTATCCGCGCAAGGATGTGCAGAAATTGAAGTCTATCTGCGAATCGGCCAAGCTGAAAGTCCGTTGTCCTCTATTCGAGTTATATAGCATTAATCAGATAGTAGTAGAAAGTTATGAATTTCCATTTACGGCAGGGGTACAGAACCAGGCTTATTCGATATCCGCCTACAGTGATGATACGTATAAGCTGCTGCTGAAGCGTAGTGACTTGAAGTGATATGTATACGATGGGTTACGACATACAGGTAGGTGATTTCCGGCTGGGTATGCTGGATAGCGTAGAGATACACAGAAGTGTCGAGCTTCTTGCCGATACGGCTGTAATAACACTGCCGGCATCGGAGTATAACAAGGCTCTGAACATTGAGGATCTTATACACAGAGGCGACCGTATTACCGTCAGACTGGGATATATGGAAAGCGGGCTGAAAGATGAATTTTCTGGATATGTACAGCGTGTGGGAACAGATAATGGAAACATTACGCTGGAGTGTGAAGATGATCTGTTTAAGTTTCGTATTCCTATACCCGATGAAGTACTGAAGGATGTGTCGCTCGACACACTCTTGAAAAAAGTGATAGAAGGTGTAGGAGGAGGTTATGAGATAGACTGCGATTACACCTGGAAGTATGAAAAGTTTGTCATCCATACAGCTACCGGATATGACGTGCTGAAGAAAGTGCAGGAAGAATGCGGAGCAGATATTTACCTTCAGGGCAATGTTCTGCACATTCATCCTCCTGCCACCAGACAAGGCAATGATGTGTACTATGACTTTGCCTACAATGTAGAAGAATGTGACTTGACATACAGACGTGCGGAAGACCGTAAGGTTCGCGTTGTGGTTAAAGCCCTTCTTCCGGATGGAAAGGTGAAGGAATACGAGGTGGGAGCAACGGGAGGTGACCGAGTGGAAGTGCGTTCAGCATCGAGCGACGATGCTTCGATGAAACAACGCGGAGAAGCGGAAGTCAGAAGATTTTCATTCGACGGCTACGATGGCACGATAACCACCTGGATGATACCTTACTGTCAGCCAGGCGACGTTGCACAGCTGCACGATGCAGACTATGAGTATAAAGACGGAAGGTATTATGTCCGATCCGTTACTACTGAATTTTCAAGCTCAGGCGGGAAACGCACAATCGAACTTGGCATACGATTAAGTTAGCACTTATGGATAACTATAAAAGACTTTCTGACAATCTGGCAAGGCTCTTAGGCCGTGGAAACGAAATAGTGATATACCAGGGAATCGTTAAGAGTGTGGAAGGATTAACCTGCACCGTTACCTTCGGATCTCTCGATGTAGATGGAATACGACTCAGGGCATCTACTTCGGACAACGAAAGTAATCTGCTGATAGTTCCTGCCGTTGGAACTCCGGTAACGGTAGGAAGTCTTTCCGGTGACTTGTCGCAGCTGGTTGTCCTTGTAGTTGATCAGGCAGAAAGCATTACGATTAACGGAGGGAAACTGGGCGGGCTGATTAATATTGCAGCACTGACCGACAAGATTAATGAACTGGTAGACCGATTCAACAGCCATACGCACCAGGTAACAGGTGTTCAGCCAGGAAGCGGAAGTGTAACTGCTCCTGCTCCAATTCATAAAGCTGATAAATTCAATAAAAATGATTATGAAGATAGTAAAATAACACACTGATATGACAGGAATACAGATAAGCTCCGATTTCGACTTGCATATATCTCCGCAACGTGGAGAGGATGGCAAGATAACGGCAGGCGTAATGCTGGGAGATACACTGCACCAGAACCAGGCTTTAATCTTAGGTTCGTACAAGGGTGAATTCAAAGAAAGCCCTTATGTAGGTGTAGGTATAACCGATATGCTGCTTGATCACGATCCGCTGGCATGGCGTACGGAGATAAGGGAACAGCTGGAGCTTGACGGCCAGACGGTAGACGATGTGGTAGTAAGTAATTCCGGTATCAGTGTAGATGCACATTATTAATATGAAAACTGAAGGTATGGAAATTATTACAGGAATTAAGAATATGCTGGCTACACTGTTCAGCATTACGCTGGCATACTTCGCACCGGTGAAGGATATGGTATTCGTTATCTTCTTCATCTTTGCGATTAACTGTCTGGCCGGTCTTATTGCCGGTATAGTTGCTAAGCATGAGCGATTCAGCAACCGTAAATTTTTTCACTGTTTGCTGGAAACATTTGTATTCTATGTGATCGTGCTGAGCATTTATATAATCGGCGAAAAAATGAAAAATGTAGACGGTGCGCTACAGTGCATTACAGGCATCGTATATGCTGTGTGTTACTTCTACGGGGTTAATACTTTAAGAAATATGAGAAAGTTGTTTCCACAGTCACGCCCTATTAACTTTTTGTATTACGTTCTCAGTTTTGAGATAGTACGAAAGATACCTTATTTACAACAATTTTTAGATAACGAAAAAAAAGAGGAGGAATCAAAATGACACAGATACCAAGAGGTTTGAGAAACAACAATCCGGGGAATATCCGGTTAAGCAAAGATAAATGGCAAGGACTTCGACAGGATCAGACAGACGGGACATTTTTTCAGTTCATTGCACCGAAATGGGGCTATCGCGCACTGATCCGCACACTTCAGAACTATCACCGTCTGCACGGCTGTCGTACTATCGCAGACTATATCAACCGCTGGGCACCAGCAAACGAAAATCACACATCGGGCTATATATCTGCTGTGTGCAGGGAAATGCAGGTCCCTACTACTTACGAACCGGACGTAGACGACCAGGCAACGATGTGTGCCTTTGCTTCGGCTATCAGCCTTGTGGAAAACGGAGTACCGGCTGTTCAGAGTGATGTAATTGATGGTTGGAACGCTTTATAAGGAGGTAATATGGAAACAATTTTGGGCATTATTGCAGCGCTGATCTTTGCGCTATATACCGCAATAGTAATCAAAAAAACAGGCGGTATTCCTTATTCGATATCTGAAACCTATTACAGGCTGGAGAACCCGAAATGGTTTTCTATCTGCATGGGACTTGGTGGTTTTACTTTCTTCGGATCAGCAGTAGGACGTACGCCTGACACTTGTCAGTTTCTTGTGTTTTTATCGCTGATAGGCGTGTTGATAATAGCATTATCACCAAGATTTAAAGCGAAAAAAGAAGGCATTATACATTACATAGGAACAGCTATTTTATTACTAAGTTCTCAAGCCTGGGTGGCTTGTACAAATCCATGGTTGCTGGTTATATGGCTACTCCCGCTAGTGTACATTGTACGACATGTAATGGCGGACAACATTAAGACAGACTTGTGGAGCAAAATAGTTTTTGCACGTCCCGCATTCTGGCTGGAGATAACAGGCTTTTTTATACTTCTATTTAATTTATTGTTATTATGATGAATAAGCTACTCGACAGACTGTACGAGTGGATGCAGAGCTTTATCCCCATTTTGGGGGTAATGCTCTTGCTGGTATCGTGCAGATCACAACAGCCCATAACTTTGTCGGAAAAGACAGAATCTGACCGACAGACTGTGACTAATAGTAATGAACACACAGATCAGTTATCTGTACTACAGCAAGATGTTGATTTGTTTACCAGCCGTTGGAAGAATAAGATACAGCAGATGGCCGGAAGCTGGATATACACGGTCTATTCGAAGCCTGATTCAACGGGACAGCAATATGTAGAGTCTGTAACTACCGGAACATTTGATAACCACACAGACGAACAACAGCGTGACAGTTCGTATACGCGCCAGAATACCGAAGCCTTGGAAATACAGACTAACACTATGACGCAAAAAACTACAGAGAAAGTACAGGAAGTAAAACAGCTGGATGCAGAACGTAAAGCTTCTATCTCTTGGTGGCAGGCAGCTCTTATTTTTCTTGGAGGTATAGTAGTTATTGTAATTGGAGTTAAGCTTATCTGGAGGAAACTGCCATGAAAAAAGTAAAAGTTAAACAAGGACAGACTCTGAGTGATATAGCTATACAAGAGTATGGAGATATACAAGGAGTTTTTCTTCTGGCGAGTCAGAATGATATAAGTCCTACGGAAAAGTTGATGGCAGGAACGACTCTTATTCTTCCGGATGTTGTTGTGAACAGGGAAATGCAGGATTATTGCAAGAATAACAATGTATCTCCTGCAACATCGGAAACAGCAGATAGTGAGATAAGACTTAGAATTTTCTCAGAACAATTTACCCAAGAATTTATGTAGAATATGGCAAGGACAGTAACAGAGATAAAAAAAGAGATGACCGATAAATTTATGTCGGATGAAACTCTTAGAACGGCTTACGGTATTGCAGGAGATGCGACATGGGACAGTACGTTCAGCGCTGTCAGCATTGAGAATATTATCCTGTATATCGTGGCCGTATGTGCTTATACATTGGAAGTGATGTTTGACGGATTCAAGCAAGATGTAGAAGATCGTATCGCTCAGAACATCGTCCCTACGATACGCTGGTATCACACTCAGGCTGTTAATTTTCAGTACGGCGATGCGCTTATCTTTGACGAATCGACGCAAAGTTTTCGCTATGCTACTGAAGACGAGCCAAAGAAAGTAGTTAAGTATTGTGCGGTAAGAGACCGAGGCGGAAGTATACAGGTGCTTGTATCAGGAGATTCAGACGGAAAACCGTCGGTTCTTTCAAATGATGTTTTAACGGCGTTTAAATCTTATATGAACAGCGTTAAAATAGCAGGCGTAATACTCGACATCCGCAACCTTCCGGCTGACAGCATAGAGATAACTGCACAGGTAGAAGTCGATCCGCAGCAGATCACTGAAGAAGGCTTAAGGATTTCAGACGGCTCTTATCCGATCGTAGATGCTGTGAATGCTTATCTGGCTAATATAGTCTACGGAGGAACATTCAACAAGACCAAGTGTGTAGATGCAATACAGAATGTGCCGGGAGTGACGGACGTTCTGCTCCAGCAGGTACGTGTCAAGTCATCGGGAGGAAGCTACACGGTACTGGAAGGTAATAACTATACAGCTGTGGGAGGATGCTTTGTCTCAGACAATCTGAATAATACATTGAGCTATGTGGTATGATATAGATATGACTAAGTTTGCGCAGCATCTTCTTCCTCCGATGTTGCGTAAGGTGAAATTGTTTTCCTTGATTAAGGTATTGATATCTCCATACAAGCAGATACTTGCCGAATTTAAGTTGTTCCGGCAGCAGAGTCTTGACAACATGCAGATAAACGGTCAGGTTATATACATTGAGAAAATACTGAACGATACATATTTTCTTAAAAATAAGGAAATATACATTACCGACATAGAGGAACAGATACTGTACATGAATACAAGTGCTGAAGGAGATGCGCTGGTATATATGTCGAAAGTTGGAGAAGAAGGCGGTAACACCGTGTACATGACTCTTGAAGGGGAAGGAAATGTCGACGGTAATTATCAGGTAAACGTCCCTTCATTCCTTAGCGACTATATTACAGAAATAACGCGGATCGTCGAAAAGTATAAGCCGAGTGGAAGAAAATACATTATAAAAATATACGATTATGAATAAATTTTTGATATACGAAGGCAATCAGCCGGTCTATCTTGATGACCTGCAATTTATCAATCAGGCAACTGTCTATTCTCTTACAGGTATAATAAAAAGTATATTGCAAAGCGATAGTACTGTAATATTATACGGATGTTTAATAACACCATTGGGAGTTGGATCAGACCAAACAGAATTTATCTGCTCGGCAGGCTATATATCTGTTTCAGGAACAATATATGAAGTAAAGTCAGGAACCGTAAGAGCTGCTTCAGAAGCAAATCTATACTGGGAAATAGTTACGGAAAAAGACGGTCTGCGCAGATTAGGAAATGGTACAGAAGAATATGTATACGAGAAAAAGTATATTCGTCTGTCGACTACGGGTAGCATTCCTGTATCGCAATCTAATACGCTATATAAGTTTATCAAGAACAACTTATACAAGCAAAACACTGAATGGGATGGTACAGTAACAGATCTAGGAGATGATACAGCTTCCGGAAGCATTAAGTATAAATTGTTGGGTAAAGAAGGAACCAAGATTTTTCTGAATGTAACAGTTAATGCTACAACAGAAAAAAACGGTGTCATATTTCGTAATTTTCCCGCTGAGCAGGCTACCCGAAGATCTAACTTTACTTTCTTGGCATCTGCCATTGAAAGTACGGCTTCCGGCCTGCTACCTATAACTCTTAATCTTGTAGTAACGCCATCCGGCTATGTTACAGCATATAAAAATGGTGAGATTTATAAGAATGATGCCGGAGAAACCACGATAAAATGTGTTGTTGAACTATATAATATAGAAACAGTATGAGTACAATTTATGAGATCAAGCAAAGAGCACAGCAGCTCTCTGAGAAAACTGATTCAGAAAGCATATCACCAGCTGAGGTTGGAGGCTTATTCTCTGATCTTGCTGATTATGCTAATGATGTTGATGTGAACGGAAGCTCTCTAGGCATCCGTAAGACATATACCAGCGTGTCGGCTATGGAAGCGGACAAGAGTCCGGTAGGTGATGACGGAAATCCCTTGAAGAAAGGCCAGCTTGTTAATATATACAACCAGGATAATCCTTCTTCTGCGGACAACAATAAGGTATTCAGCTGGCAGAACCCAGGATGGCAGATCCGCACGACTCTTGATGCCGGCTATGCTACCAGGGAAGAACTTACCGAGCTAGAAGGAAAAAGTAATTCATTGAATAAAAGATTTAATCTTATCAATTATGATGATTTAAAAATTGGGAAATGGTATGACAATACAGGAGGTGAACATATATCGGAGGATTTTTGCTATGTTGAACGATTAAATGTCAAGCCAAATACTACTTATATATTTACTGGATGTTTATTTACACTAGCATCCATTTTAGAATATGATGAAAATAACGAAATTATTACAGCTCATTACAACAATACGGAATACACAAATCCGTGGTACGAGATGGAATTTACTACCAATGTTAGATGTGCTTATTTAAAATTAGCATCAACTATATTAGGAGCGACAGCTAATAAAAAAAATATTGGAATAGGCTTATATCTTAGTTGCGAATCTTATATTAATAATTTAAATTTAATCAATAATAGTGTATTAAATGACATACTTGCAGGGCTTTTATCAAATGATGGATATTATTATGACAATACAGGAGCTAAAAATGAATCTCCAGACTTTATAGCCTACGATAAAGTCCCAGTAAAGGGTAATAATGAGTACATCTTTAATGGATGTATTTTCTCAAATTGTTTTATATTGGAATATTCGCAAGATGATAGCTTAATTAAATATCATGGAGATTTATCTGTAGGATATGAAAATCCAACATATAGCTTGAAATTTAAGACTGATCCAAAATGTAGCTATATAAAATTCGGTACATCTAAACCTGATAGTGCAGCTAATAAAAAAAATATTTCACCGAAGCTTTTTGCAATAACAAATGCTTACAACTCTATCCTAGAAAAGAATATTGTTAATTTATTAGAATCCTCTGATAAAGAGGATGGTAAATGGATTAACAATCAAGGACAGTTACAGTTATCAAATGATTTTGAATTATATACCAAAGTTTTGGTAAGTCCATACACAACTTACAGATTTACTGGATGTTTATTTGCACTAGCATCCATTTTGGAATATGATGAAAATGACGAAATTATTACAGCTCATTACAACAATACGGAATACACAAATCCGTGGTACGAGATGGAATTTACTACCAATGTTAGATGTGCTTATTTAAAGGTTCCTACCGTTAAGAGAAATAGAGATATTAATAGATTAGGTGTAAGTGCATCTTTAGTCTTTGTAAAAGAAGAAGATGCTTTTTATATACCTAAAAGAACTTTCTTTGCAAAAAACTTAGAAAAGTCTATGTATTATGATAGGTTTGGTTTGTCGAATGATTATATAGTTAGTCTTAACCCGTCTAGTAGAACAGCTTATGGTTATCCAAAACAAAGAAGATGGAGCTACACACCGAGTAATACAAATTCATTTAATGTAAACGCAAGTGTATGGTATAATCAAAAATTAGTAGCAAACCAAAATATTGTATGTGAAATTTTGGAAAAAAGAAATCCTACTGAACGGAAAAATATACTTTGGGTTGCAGATAGTATTTCTGACTATCAGAATACTGCTAAGTTTTGTAAGGAATTGTTTGATGGAATTGGAAGCGGAACTCCTCCAACTTTTGTTGGAACTAAACATACAAGTGGAACACCTGATGAATCATACGCAGGACATGATATGTATTTTTTTGTATACAATAAAACGTATGATGGGGTAACATCTCCATTTTGGAATACAGAAACAAATAGTTTAGATTTTGCAAATTACAATAAAAAACTGGGAATTGATAAAATACACTGTTGTGTAATAGCAACTGGGTTTAATGACGCTGGAGGGATAATAGAAGGCAAATATACTCTCAATGAAGTCTATAATGCGTATAAGGATTTTATTGTGGCTATAACAGAAGCAAATCCGGGCATAAAAATAGTTATTTGTTTGTGCCCGTTAGAATCTGTATGGATAAGGAACAGAGATACCACACAGCACACTTATTGGGTAAATAGAATAAGGTTAATAGAAGCTGAATTGGCAATTGAATACAGTAGCAATGTAATTTTATCAGATGCGTTTTATTGCATTGATGCTGTAAACGGTTATCCAACGCAAGAAGAATCAATAGCAAGTGTATATGCTTCTTTAAATATAAAAGAAAAACAAACTACTGATGGGACGCATCCTACTGAACTAGGTTGCAAAGAATGGGGATATGCTACATTCCCTGCTCTGTTAAAATCATTGTCATAATTGTTGGATTGCTGGCTTATTTACTAGTAGTAGAGTAACCCGGTAAGTTTAACAATTAAAATTGGTATTAACCGAAGGTGGGCAATCCCCACCTTCATAATAAAATTAATATTATGTGCAAAACACAATTATTTAACACGGTATTACAACTTGTGTCTGAAGAGACAGAAGTTTCAGAATGCCTTATACTATCTCATTCAAGATCTGTAGAGATAGTTGATGCAAGAAGTATTCTTGTTAATATACTTGCAGAAAGAGGAATATATCCTGTGCAAATTGCTGACTATATACATCACACACCTGCAAGTGTAAGGAATATGATTACGGGTTATAATGCTCGTAAGAAAAGCAATCATCTAATCGATATTATGTCACAAAGAGTTCGCAACTCCCTCGAAAGCAATAATTCTTTCAATTAAAGAATACGCTATACTTTTGCTTCTGTCAGTTACAGACACATGTTTAACTCTTAATTTTAAAATCATGGCAGCAGAAATCTCAGATTTGTTAGCACTTCAGGCCGTAATGAACGGTCAGCAAAAACATGGTCACAGCGGACAACGTGTAACAGCTACAGCACTTGCAGGTGCAGCACTTGCAGCTGTTGTTTTTGGTGTACCTCTTGTAGCAATGTACAGTAAGGCAAGCGCAGGACGCGCAGCCGCAATCGCAGAAGGCAATCAGCGTGACATTGATCGTCTGGCACAATACCAGATGGCAGAACAGGAACGTCAGCATTCAATCAATCTGGCAGGTACAAAAACAATCGTAGATGTAGCAACAGGTGGAGCTACAGCAGGCGCTACTGCTGGGGCATCATCTACATCAAACGCTACACTTGATGCTTTGCTGGCTCTTATTACTGGGAATGGTACAGCACGTAACGGACAAGTTTGTCCGCAGCCTGTGGCATTGTATACTCCGGCACAGCCAGTGTGCGGATGTGGAGGATGTGGCTGTAACGGCTAACATAATCTAATTTCACGGGGAGATTGCAATATAGCAATCTCCCTTTAAATTTTAAGCCTATGATTTTTGCTAAGAAAAAAATAACAATGGATGACCTTAAAGAGTTAAAACCAACATCTAAATTATCCTTGAAAATGTCATGTATGGCTCTTGCGGATGGAGACGTAGATCAGGCAAAGAAAATATACGACTTCTTCGCAGACGACATGAATTTACCAGATATGGATCCGGCAGTTCCATCTACATTTACTCAGGTCACAGATACCATAGGAACCGCATTTGGATGGTTCAAGGAAAATCAGGGAGAAATTATGAATGTAATCAGTATCGTACAGGCATTACGAGGAAAAGCTACTGTAGCGACAACTACAGCAGAAGCGGCATCCGCAGCAGCTACTATTCCACCGTTACCAAATGAATAATAAAATAATATGCAACCTTACAAAATTGATTTTTACATCTACGCTGAATCGCAAGAAGAGATTGAAGAATGTCGCCAGGCGATTCATAATTTTATTAAAGAAAACCGTTTAGAAGGCCGTGCAGTGACGGCCAAAAAACTTAGCACGGCGTTGTCCAGATGGAAGGACAACATGCTTGTAAAAATGGGTATTATTAACTTTCTAAAGTAAAGATAAATGGAAGCAAAAAAAGGATGTGATCGGAACTGCTCTACTTGCAGCAGGGAAAACCAGTCTTACTGCGCCGTTCAAATAGCGCTACGTAATCAAGATTCAATAGCACAAGCCGTTGAAGGAATTAAAACCATTGCCTCTGTATTGCAACAGATGTTGCCATCACAGGCACCTCTTATATCACCGAATCCGGGCGGTGAATCGACAGCCCCGGAAATTACATCACAATCTTAATGCGTTTTTAAATGAGTTGTACAAAAAAGGGAATCACGAAGTTTCTTAGCCTTGTCCCCGTGGTAGTTAGCGCCACGCCTTCTGTAACTTCACAGCAGTATATGTTGCTTTTGAAACACATTCTGTGCAACGGTCCAGTCTGTATGAATGGTACTTATCCTATTACCGCCAACGTGGCATTTGCAACCGGTACGCCTGTTCTTGTAGGCAACAACACTTATTCAGTTCCGGTAACTGTCACAGGAACCATCAATTATCTTCCTTATAATCCACGTTGTTGCTGCCAGTGTCCTAAGGGTGAACCGTTTGCTATTACGGTTAATGTACCGGTATACAGTACGACTGGTGCTCCTACTCCTACTGTTGCTGCATCTACAATGGCTGCCAGTCCGATCAACAACAATAACTGTTGTCTGACATCTGACCAGATGCTGCTTCAGACTACTATTGCAATCACTTCTACCGTACCTGCTTAATTCTTATCACTATGTATACATACGATATGTTTTTAAGTCAAGCTCGTGAGGACGGTGTCGTTACTGAGCAGAAGATGTGGATAGCATCGTGCAAAGCGGCCAAATATATGGGAATGGCACAAGAAGGTAAACTTACTCAGGATGAATACTGGAAGTTTATGCGTGAGCAGCACGAGCTATTCTATGGCCCACATTACAATGAAGAATTTGCCAAGTATGATCTTTCCAAAATCAGCTATCGAGGCAAGAGTCGTGATCTTCGTACTGGAGAATATTGGAGCATGGCTCAGATTCAGGAAGCTACATCTGGGATGTCTTTCCCCAAAAGTACTACTGACTGGGATAAGTATGTAGCGTTCAACGTAGCATATTCTATGCTGTTCAATGATTTTGAAGACGCTGCAATTATCAAAGCAGGATACAGATTTTTCTTTGGATCAACAGATGGTGTCGAAGGAAGAATCTGGCTTCACATGCAGCCAGTATCTAAGGTTTAAAGGTTGCTTTCATAGGGGAAAGTGGTCTACATTAAGTTGTAGGCCACTTTTTGTGCTTATTAACAAAATATATTAAAAATAATTGTGATAATTATTTGCTATATTATCAAAAATATGTATATTTGCATTGTGATAATAAAAAAAAGAAATTATGAAAGTAACTCCTAAAGAATTAGAAATTATTGTATGTAATTCAGATTTAAACGATTACATGAGAGAAAGAATCGGATATTCTTTGTGTAGAAGTATATATGATTCTGCTAATAGTCCAGAAGATTATCCAGGAAAATTTTCTGTACTTTATAATGCGTCATTTTATAATAAACCTTCAGATGATGATATTTTTTTGTGTATAGAATATATGACTGAAGTTGTCGAAATTCAAGAACTTGAAATTAATATACTGTAATGAGACCAAGATCAATATCATTAGATCAAGAAAAACAAATGATTCAACTTTATCTTTCAGGGGTAAAAATAAAAGAAATAATGAATCTTACAGGCATTAAGAGTGAACAAACAATATATCGTTTGCTTGACGAAAATAATATTCCAAGAAGGCCTAAGTTGGATTCAAAAAAGATATCTTTTATTGCGAATAAAGAAGTATTGTGTATACTTCAAGACAAAGAAGATATATCTTCATATATCAACGATGCTATAATGTCTTTTAAGTGA